CCCAGAGGGCTAGTAGTGCGTGTGTGCTCACGTTCCGCCACGTGTCTGTTCGCGGGAGCCCACCGGCGGTTGCCGGATTTTCCCCAACGCAGTAGCTCGGTTCCTCGGTTTACCATGGTCTGTCGATCTCGTAGCCCGCCCCTCAGCGGTCTGCAGCCCGTCGTTGCCCTGCAGCGGCGATCGATTTACATGTTTACCCTTACCACCGACGCCACGTCACCCCCCAGCCAGCCCAGGTGCCGGCTGGGGGCCACACTCAGAGTGTGGTGCCCTAATCGTCGTCAATAGGTCAAATTGCGCTGGCTTCTAGCGCGACTCACCGATGGCATCATCCCAAATGTGTTAGCAAGCCCGGCGACCATCCCGGTAGTAAGCCCAGAACCAACAAGGTGTGCTGAATCGCGCACCCAGTTGAACCCAGCACGCCGAATGGCTGCAAATACCTGATCCAAAGTGTTGCTGGACTCGTTTTTATCAGCTATTGGGTTCGCGGGGCCGTCAGATTCGCCACGCGGAACCCACTCATAAACAGCGGTCATCGAAACAACGATGCCTGCATCAGGCGGAAAGCCGCCAAAAGCAAATAGAATACTACCAGTGCCAGCACGCTGCTGACGTGTAGCGGTGGGGTCAACCATTTGCTGATCAGCGAAGTCTGGCCTCCAAACCACCTCAACAGTGTCAACAGGAGTACGGCTGTAATTATTGCATAGCCTGCCCACGCCGGAGGCAGCGTAGTTCGACCCAAGAATGATCGAACGGCCGTTGCCATGGCCGTAATGCACCCAACCGGCCCGCCCAGATTCAGAACCTGGGTAGGTAAATTTGGCGCACGCGGCCACACAACGATAGGCGGAGGCATTGCTGGAGAGAAAGTTACGCCCTGGCGACGCGTCCGCGAAAGGGACGGCAGGGAAGCCAGATGAGAAATCGGAGCCGGCTGCTGACAAAAACTCAGTTGCGTCATCGTTAATGTCTCCAGGAGTCCACTGGATGAGGCCCGCCGTAATACCGGAGCCACGTCCAACGATGAACACCTTGTCACACCTGACAAGGTAACCTGAGTCTCCGCCGGTGTAAGTGGGGTGGACAAGTGGGGCGTTGCACGGATCGGTGAGGAGGCGGACATATTCAGTGGCTGCTCTATCCAAACCCAGTCCCTTAGGGATGCGTCGCTGTCGCTTGTTGTTGGGCTGCTTGACCTTTCGGCCATTTTTAGTTTGTTTTGTGGGTGCCATGGGAGCTTGTTAAGTTAAGACGTGCCGGAGGGAAGGCGTTGTGTCTTGAGCGGGTTCCGTAAACGTTACCTCTCGGGTGTTCATCTCAGTTTGGGCGCATCCGGCCATGGTTTCGAGAACTATCTGGTCTGAAGGCAAAAGCCCAAACGCCAGCCAAAAGCTGACACGAGCCTGGTCGGTGATTGGGGTCGGCTGCCTGTCTGTGATACCACGCGACATCCAGTACAGGCCCCCCTGATCGCGCAATGGGTGGTTGCCCAGCACGACGCCTTTGCCCAGTTCCTTCAACTTCTTGTAAGTTGCCTCGAACACTGGGACCCCTCGGGCTACCGCAAGCCCGCTGTCACCGATCGCAGTGGCCCACCCGTAGGCCATGCTGCCTTGTGCCCACGGCAGCAGGCTGTAGCAATCTTTCGATAAGCTAGCCAGGCTGCGGCACATGACCCACCGTTCAGCCCAAACGGGCTGCATGCGGCAGAACTCGATGCGTTCAAACGTGCTCACAGGCTCCTCCATCTTCATGGTGAAACCATACTGGGTGAACCATTCAGCGAGTCCGGTCGAAAACCGCTGAACGTCTGACGCCTCCATGATGACGACGCAATCGTCGCCGTTGTTCGCAAGATCGGCTTCCACACCACGATCCTTGCAGTACGCCCAAACAAGCCCACACATGATCAGGCAATTGCCAAGGCTGGTGTTCATGTCGCCACTCATACGACAGCCCTTGACGTTGTACCTGAACTTTGCGGTCTTGCAGAGCGCAGTGCCGTAGTTGTGCAGTTGCCAACTGAGAAGGGTTCCTAGCTCTGCTGCATCAGCGGGATAAAAACATCGCTTGTACACCCCGTGTTCCCAAACAAGCGCCTCCTGGGAAACGTGTTGGTCGAAGCGGCTGGCGTCCAGCCCAATGGCGACAGGCTTGCGAAACCTGTCCCACTTGGCCCTCAGCCGCTCCGCGGTGGTGTATGCAGTCAGCCCCTTCATCACAACGGGCCCAACTGAGTTGAAGGTCTCGTTGAACACCTGCTCAATTCCCTCATATATCTTCTTCTCGATGGGCCGCAGGAATCGGCCCACCGCCAAATTGTAACGCGGCGCTCGTGGCTGGATAGCGCGCGGAGCGGGATCGCTCTTGGTCTCCAGGTCTATCTTCTCGGCCTTAACGAACATCTTGATATGGGCGTCCTGTGGCACCAGCGGACTCGTCTGCAAGCTGTCGGATGCAGCCTTGTACATGGGGTATCGGCGGTCACCGCGATACGCCTCGACAGCTTGATCGAGGGTCAGCGGGACGGTCTTCCCCACTACATCTGCCACCGCAGCTCCAAACACTTCTAGCCTACCGAATGCCCCTGGACGAGGTCGCGGAGGCTCAGCGAGCTGGCCTTGCACCTCCACATGGTAAACGCGCTCCATCAATGCGCGCCTGATATTAACCTCGCTGTTGTTGTGCACGCCATGGGCCCGTGCAAGCGAGATGCCAGGCAAGTGCCATAGCGTCCGTACCTTGGGCAGCCCCGGTAAGCTTCTCACGGTCACACACGCATGGTCGCCTCTGGTAATTGAGGTGTCGACCCCGTGGATCTTCCGTGGGCCCCCCTACCTGCTCTGGAGCATGAATCCACGCGAACCTGTGGCCCAGGGCAGCCATGACAGCCACCACGGCCCGGTCCTGTGCATCCATCCCAGGTGCGCGTCGTAGTGCGATTTGGCGGCAGCAGACGCCTGAGCGCGCGCCACCATCACGTCCTCCGTCGTGGGCACATAAACCATTGCCATTATAAGTGGCAAGGTTTTGACAATGTCCACGTTGCGCACATGTAGGGAAGCCATGTGCTTGGCAAGCGCAAGGCGCACGCACATGGCGTCCGCCTCAGTGCGCTGGTTCAGCAGGTTTGGGAATTTCACCCTTGCCCACATCGCCATCTTGCGAGCGAACGGCGTCTTCCGACCCCGCCTCACACGCCGCCTGCCAAATCCCTCAGCCTCGGTGCTCACGTCCGGTGTTTCCAACAACTCCTCAATGGGCGGGTCGCCCACCTGGGCCTCATCATCTTCCTCCCAGTCCATCGCCGCAGCAATAGCCTGCATGGCCTCGCAATCAGCATCATTGGTACGCTTGAGAAGGGCGTCGCCCCACCGGGTCAGGAGGGATGACCCGATGAGCATGCCCAGCGTTTTGAGCCAATGATGTTGAGCACGAGTGTGCGCCATAATGATGTGTTGTGTCGATGGTTTGTTCTGCCGTTGTTAACCGTCCTCGGCGTCGGACGTGGCGGTAAAGCCTCGGCGGGTAGGTGGTGTTCATCCAGCACCTTGTCTCATTGGAATGTCACACTGTAGCTGCCCAATACCAGCAGTTCCTCGTCCTGCCGAACTTAGCATGGTGCAGCAACGTGATCGACCCTCGACAGGACTGTTCCGGACTTACCATCACCATCCCAGGATCCGTTAAGGGCGTGCCAATGCCCAACTAAATCG